AGAGAGAGCAACCGAAGACGTACGCCTACCTTCGGCGCTTCGAGCCGGTGCTGAGGCGCCGAAGAAGCCAGGCAGTGCGTCACCTTATGGAGCGCGGAGCATTCTATTCCATGTTCGCCGTGGGAGCCTACACATTCGCGGCGTGGAAGGTCGTATGGTCGCGCATCGCTTCGTCGATAGAGTCCTCGGTGGTGCCCACGACTGTCATGCCGCAAGAGACCATAAGCCTCGTCGCGTGTGGGTCGCGTGATGGGGCAAACTACGTGTGCGCAGCTATGAACTCTGCGCTGTTCAACTTCGCAGCGGTGTCGTATTCGCAGACCGGAGGCAAGAGCTTCGGCTCGCCGCACCTGCTGGAAAACATCCGCGTGCCGCGTTTCGACCCGGACAACCCGGTGCACCAGCGGCTGGCGGATCTGTCGCAGAGGGCGCATGAGCTGGCGGCGGAGCTGTCAACGGACCCCGAACCGGACAAGAGGACAGAACTGGAGCAGGCCTTGGCCGACGTCGAAGCGCAGGTGGACGAGGCCGCGGCGGCGCTGTGGGGCATCACGCCGCAGGAGCTGGCGGAGGTGCAGCGCAATCTGGCGGAGCTGCGGGGCTAGGGGGAAGCGGAAGACAGGGTAGACGGTCTAGCACATACTGAAGCTCGCTCTGAACGCTAGAAACCAGGTATCTGACAGATACCTGGTTTCTTGTTGGGCTCACCTTCCCCGAAGCAGGCATGCCTGGCAGGAGTGGGGCTCGTGGTGCTTTCGGCAGGGGATGGCTGCAGAAGACACGGGCAGAGCTTCCGGGAAGGAATAGAACGTATGTTCCATTCGCTTGACCAAACGGCGATGTGGTGCTATGATCGGCGCAGCAAACACATAGGGTGAGATGGACATGCGGTTGAAACGGCCGCGGGGCACAACACGAGCGCTGGAACGGTGCTCACCACAACAGGTGGCGAGCACCGTTTTCTTTTGCCTGCTACACACTTGTGATGCTCGACCATGAGAACGACCAAGGGCAAGTCGCGGGCCGAGGCAGATGGCCGGGCTGACGCAGAGAAGGAAGCCACGGAAGCATCAGCCTCCTTCTACGAGAGCGTGTTCAGCCCGCAGGAGCTCGAGGACATCGGGCGCCTGCTGGACAGCGAAGAGCACCGCTTGGACATGGAGGTGGCGGTGATGCGGGTGATGATCCGGCGGGTGATGGCGCACATGGGTGTGGATGATCCGGCCCAAGCGCTGCCCTTGGTGCGCGAGGCGGTGGACGCGATTTGCCGCGCGTTGCGCACGCAGCGCGTGCTGAGCGGAGAGGCCTCCGAGTCGCTGGCGGGAGCCTTTGCCACGGCCCTGCGCGAGATGGGGGAGGAGATAGGTGTCGGCGATGAGTGACGAAGAGCTCGGGACGGATGCATCCTCTGTCATCGCGAATCCCGCAGGGATGAAGCGATCTCCCCGCATCGAAAGGGGGAGGTTGCCGCGTCGCTTCGCTCCTGGCAACGACAGGAATGCGACAATCGGCGAGGCGGGAAGCCGGCCATGAGTCAGTGGGGCGCGGGGGAGCAAGAACTGCGGGCAGCGCTGCGCAGGTGGCGAACGCAGCGGCAGCAGCCACGCGCGGTCGCCGGGGTGGACACGACGCCGGCGTGCCTGCACGGCGTGGTGGTGCAGCAGGGCCTGGAGGCGCTGCGCGGCGACCTGGAGGATATCAAGGCTGAGCTGGCCTGGATCCGGCGGGTGGTGGTGGCTGGCATGGTCACGGCAGCGCTGGGGATGCTGATGCGCTGGGCGGGGATGCAGTGATGGGGGGGGAGTAGCCACAGCGCGGCGGGATGCCCCACTCCGCTATGCTTGGGGGGCTCCCTCTGGTCGCAAGCGAAATCGCGCACTGGGAATAGATCGTGCCAAGTATCCAGAGCGCGATAAATCGCGCACTACGAACGGGGACCGCCAGAGTGCGGCGGGACGCGGAATCGCGCACTACGAACGGGAGCGGAACGCGGGCGGGCGCGCTTGACGGCAGGAGGAGGGGGGAGTGAGATCAATTCGGGAGCGAGTGGCGGAGTGGCTGTTTGGGGACATTCTCAGCGAGCGGGTGGAGAACGCGCTCAAGGTGGTCGACGATGCCTACTGGACGCAGATCCAGGGCGGCGCGCCGTCGCTGGACGCGGACTGGCCAGAGCGCCGGGAGCACCTCGACCACGCGCTGGAGGCGTGGCGCAGCAATCCGCTGGCGCGGCGCATCGTCTCGCTGACCACCGATTACGTGGTGGGCTCAGGCATCAGCCTGCACTCGCCCATCGAAAGCGTGCAGCAGTTGGTGGATGCCTTCTGGCAACTGAACGACATGCCGCGCCGCTGCTACCAGTGGTGCGACGAGCTGACCCGCTGCGGCGAGCTCTTTGTGGTGCTGCGCAGCGACGACGTCAGCGGGGCCTCTTTCGTGCGCGCCATCCCCGCCGTGCGCATCGATGCCATCGCCACTGACGAGGACGATCTAGAGCGCGAGCTGCGCTACCACGAGAGGGTGGCCGGGCACCTGGAGGGACGCTGGTGGCCGGCGGCGCAGGGCAACGACGAGTTGCCGCAGGTGATGCTGCACTATGCCATCAACCGCCCGGTGGGCTGCGTGCGTGGCGACGGCGACCTGGGGCCGATCCTGCCCTGGCTGCGGCGCTACCGCGACTGGCTGGAGAACCGCGTGCGCCTCAACCGCTACAAGACCGCCTTTCTGTGGGATGTGACGGTCGCCAGCCGCCCGGGGCGCGGGGACGTGCTGCGCCAAAAGCGCTACAAGTACAAGACCCCGCCCAGCCCGGGCTCGATCATTGTGCACGACGACAGCGAAAAGTGGGAGGCCGTTGCGCCCAAGATCGAGGCCTGGGACGCCAAAGAGGATGGCAAGGCGCTGCGGCTGGCCATCGCTGCGGGGGCGGGCATCCCGCTGCACTTTTTAGCCGAGGGCGAGTCGGCCACCCGCGCCACCGCCGCCGAGATGGGCGACCCCACCTTCCGCCACTACTACCAGCGGCAGTTGTTCATGGGCCACCTGCTGCGCGACCTGCTCACCGTCGCGCTGCGCCGCGCCTGGGCGCGCGGTCGCGGCCGCCGCACGGCGGACCCGCAGCTCAGCGTCACCTTCCCCGACGTGACCAAGCACGACAACCTGAAGCTAGCACAAAGCGCGGCATGGATCGTGCAGGCGCTGGAGGGCATGGCCCGCTGCGGCTGGATGGACAAGCAGACGGCCGTCGAGCTGGCGATGCGCTTTGCCGGCGAGTGGGTCGATGTGCGCCAGGTGCTGGAACGGCTGGAGCGGGAAGCGGCGCCAACCGCAGCGCCGGGTGAATCCGAGTAGGGAGGGATCATGGCAGGGTTAGGCACAGACCGTCAACGGAGCAAGCCTCGCCCAGGGTCCAGCGAGGTCAAGCGGCGGGTGGCGCTGCGCGCGCAGATCGGCGCGGGCATCGAGCCGCGGGCCTATGAGGTGCTGGCCATCACCTCGGGAGAGGGCAACGGGCTGCACTATGGGCCGCAGGTGCTGCAGGCGGCGGTGCCGCTGTTCGAGGGCGCCACGGTGTTCATCGACCATGCCAGCTTCAACGAGCGCCGCGGCCAGAGCGGCGGGCGCAGCGTGCGCAACGTGCTTGGCGTGCTGAGTGCGGCGTCCTTCGACGCCACGCGCGGTGGCGTGTCCGGGCGCCTCGAGGTCTATCCCGGAGCGGACGCGGCCTGGTTCTGCGCGCTGGTGGACCAGTACCTGGCCGACCGGGAGGCAGGCAAGGCCACGCCGCAGGTCGGGCTGTCGGCTGTGCTGGACGTGAGGCTGAAGGGACGGGAGGTGGTAGGCATTGAGCGTGTGGTGAGCGTGGACGTGGTTGTTGACCCGGCCAGAGGCGGTGCCTTTGTCCGGGCCATGAATCAGCGCGAGAGAGGAGGATTGACGCACATGGATCAGGAAGAGAGGACCGAAAGCACGGTAGAGGCACAAGAGGAGCAGCGTGGGGACGAGGGCACTGCGGTCGCGGAAGCCATCGTCCCATCTGAGGAAGGACACCGGGAGACAATCGCTGTGCAGTCCTTGCAGACCCAGCTCGCAGCGCTGGGGCAGACGGTGCTGGCGCAGAGGCTGGCCTCGTCGCATCTGCCGCAGCCGCTGCAAGACCTGCTGCGGCAGCGACACGGCGCGTGCGGGCAGGCCCCGGACCTGGCAGGGCTGGAAAGGGAGATCGAGGCGCTGCAGCAGGCCTGGGCGAGCTCGCTGGCCGAAGGGGGTACGGTGGTGCGCAACGCCGGCCAGGCGCTGCTGCGAAGCGTCCCGCATCAGTGGGCGGGATGGCAGGTGGGCCCGAACGAGGTTGACCGGCTGCAGTCGGCCATGGACCGGCTGTGCGGGCTGCGCCCGCCGAGCGAGGCCCTGCAAGGCGTGCCGCCGGTGTCGGGCATCCGCGAGCTGTACCTGATGTGCACAGGCGACCACGAGTTCCGAGGCGCCTTTGACCGCGAGCGCGTGGCGCTGGCCAACGTCAGCACCTCAACCATGACCAGCCTGGTCAAGAACGCCTTTAACAAGGTCATCCTGGACTGGTTCGACCAGGTCGACCTGTGGTGGCGGCCCATCGTGGAGGAAGAGGACTTTGGCTCGATGAAGGACCTGACGCTGATCACGCTGGGCGGCTTTGGCGACCTGCCCACCGTCAGCGAGGGCGCAGCGTACACCGAGCTGAGCTGGTCGGACAGCGAAGAGATGGTCAGCTTTGTCAAAAAGGGCGGCTACATCGGCGTGACGCTGGAGATGATGGACCAGGACGAGACGCGCAAGTTCCGCGCCATCCCGCGCAAGATCGCCATCGCCGGGTACCGCACCCTGTCCAGCACAGTGTCGGCGCTGTTCAGCGACAACAGCGGCCAGGGGCCCTACTGGCCGTCCAGCCAGAGCACGTACTACCTGTTCGACAGCAACTACGGCAACGTGGGCAGCTCGGCGCTGTCGGCGTCCTCGTGGGACGCGACGGTGCAGGCCATGTACAAGCAGGCAGAGGCCACCAGCAGCAAGCGCATGGGCATCCGCCCGGCTTTTTGCCTGGTGCCGATCGAGCTGGAGAAGACGGCGCTGACCATCTTCCAGAGCGCCGGCGAGCCGGGCACGGCGGACAATGACGCCAACGTGCGCCAGGGTTCGGCGCGGGTGATCGCGGTGCCGGACTGGACGGACGCCAACGACTGGGCAGCGGTGGCGGACCCGCGGCTGGCGCCGGGTGTGGTTGTGGGCTACCGCTTTGGCCGCGTGCCCGAGGTGTACACGGCCGGGGAGCAGACCGTCGGTTCGATGTTCACCAACGATGAGATGCGCATCAAGGCGCGCTTTGTGGTGGCCGTGGGCGTGGGCGACTACCGCCCGCTGTACAAGCACAATGTGGCGTAGGGCAACGATGGCTCGACGGCGTCGCCTCTTCCTTTGTCATTGCGAACCGCCGGAGGCGGGTGAAGCAATCTCCCCCACTCTGCGAGAGGCGCTTCCCTGTCGGGGAGGGGAGATTGCTCGTCTGCACCTACGTCGCAGACGCAGGTGTCGGCAAACTACGCCTCGCCCTGTCTCCCCTGTCTCCCCTGTCTCAGGACGACAGGACTGAGGAGGACGACAGGACTGAGGGGGACGACAGGACCGAGGCAATGACAGGAGGGAGAGGTCGCAGATGGACGCCGTCCAGAGACGTGCGTTCGCGGTTCTGTAGGATAGGGCCTTGTGCCCGTCTTTCACCGGACTACGGCCACAGGGGCCTACGCTACGGTGTGGTGTGGAGGGATCGCTCATCTTCGCCTGCTTCGCAGATGCAGGTGTCAGTCCGGTGGCAATGACAAATGAGAGAAAGGAGGGATTCGAATGTCGGGTGTGGACTGGAAGGCGGTGTGGGAGTTTGTGTGGCCGATACTGAAGGAAGGCTTGATCGCGCTGCTGGTGGCGATTCTGGCGCTGCTGGGCTATGACAGCTTCGTGCCGAGCCGCTACGAGCGGCGGAAGGGAGGCTAGGCGTGGACGACGGAGGCGGGGAGTTCAAGTTACCCCAGTGGCTGTGGGATCTGATCAGGCCCACGCTGGTAGCCATGATCGTAGCGCTGCTGGTAAGCCTGGGCTATCAGCAGGCGCAGCCGATCGAAGTACAGGGCGTGAGCCACTTTTCCTCGGTGTACAGCAACGACGACGTCGAGGCGGTGGACGACCTGATCGCTGGCGATGACGTGACGGTGACGGATGCCGTGAGTGCTGCGGACCTGGCGGCTAGCGACGACCTGACGGTGGATGACGACGCCACAATCGGCGGCAGCATCGCGGTGAGCGAGGCCGCGACGGTGGGCAGCTTTCTCAACGTGTCAGCCGCGACAGCCATCTCGTGCACCGATGGCGGCGTGATCACCATGACCGGCACGTACCAGCCACTGCAGAGCGCCGGCACGGTCACACCGACGCTGAGCACCAGCGCCACCGGCGTGACCAGCGGCTCGCTGCTGTGCCTGATCAACACCGCGGACACCACCATCAACCTGGCGGACAGCGGCACGGCCAAGCTGGGCGGTGCGCGAGCGCTGGGCCAGTATGACAGCCTGTGGCTGATCTTTGACGGCACCAACTGGGTCGAGATCAGCACGACCAACAACTAGGAGACTGTGCAATGCAAGTACGAGCGGAGAAGGTTACCGAAGAGAGCGGCCAGGCGGACGGTGTGCTGTTCGTATCGCCGTTCGAGTGCGACTGCTACGCGCCAACGGACACCTTTGTGCGCGATCTGACCAGCAACCTGCCGGCGCGAAAGAGCGCAGCGAGCACGGCGGAAAAGTGCGAGATCACCGTGCCGCTTGCGCATGCGTTGGGGCGGACGGCGACGAGCCGGGGCATGAAGGTGACGAGCATCGAGCTGTACTACAAGATCGGCACGGCAGCAGCGACGGCTTTCACGTGCAAGCTGTACACAACCACGCTGGCGGCGGACGGGACCATCCCCAGCGCGGCGGAGGTGACATCGGCGGGCGACCTGTCGGGCAGCGATGCCTACGATGCCGATGAGCACAGGTACACGCTGACGCCTGCTACGCCGGCGTTCATCGCCGACAACGAGGCCTACCACGTCGAGCTGCACATCACCAAGGCGGCGACGACAGACCTGTGGTTCTACGGGGCGCTGGTGAACTTTACCCGGGCGCTGTAGGACGGCGGGCATCTCCTCTGGGGGACCGGGGGGCGCGCATCCGGTGATCACACGCGCGGCGGTGTGCTATGAGCGAGTCCAACGATGTCAAGCTGTGCATCACCGGCGTGCCGGAAAAGATGTACCGCCGGCTGCGGGCCGAGGCGCAGCGGCAGCACAGCAGCATGTGCGCGGTGGTGCGCCGGGCGGTGGCTGTCTACCTGGACGCACGGGGCACGCCCGATCCCGGCGGCTTGCAGCGCTGCCCGGCCATGGGTTCGGCCTTTTGCGCCCACTGCCCCTGCCCGCCGCCGCCATGCCAGGACTGGGACTGTGCGCACTGCGATCTGCGGGGCAACGGGGGATGCATCTGCTGGAACGCCGAACTGCGTGAGAGGCACGGCTTCGGGCAGGCCTTTCACCGCTGGCAGGTGCGGCGCGCCAGACAGCAAGGACTGTTGCGCAGGATGAAGCATCAAGCAGCTCAGCGCAGGCATGACATATGGGGAGGTTGAGAGATGGCGGGTGGAGGAAGCAGCGAATTGCGACGGCTGGCACAGTTGGTGTGGGAGATGGGGGTCAACCTGCGGGCGCTGCGCCAGCGTGTGGAGAAGTTGGAGGCGGCGGTGGACTCGGACGGCGATCAGCCGCCTCCAAGGGCGGCCCGGCGGAGCCGGTCGCGCAGCAAGTAGGCACTATAGAGATCCTGTCATTGCGAACCGCCGGAGGCAGGTGACACCTGCATCTGCGATGTCGGTCCAGACGAGCAATCTCCCCTGCTGGACAGAGCGGTCTGCGCCCTAGAGAGGGGGAGATTGCTTCACCTCGTTCTCAATGACAGATGGGGGGAGGGCCTGAAGCATCGTCCGCGCCTTCGCATCGGCACTTGAGGGCGCGGAGTGTGATGGCAGAAAGGAGATGGGCCAATGGCCTGGAGCGACTATTACAAGACGGTGGAAGAGCAGCTGGCTATGCTGCTCGGCGGGGCGGAGGAGGACGGGACGGAGATCCCTGGCTTTGCGGTGGGCGGGCATAGCGTGGTCAAGGAAGTCACACTGAGCCTCGACACCTCCGCGTACGCGGACGGTGACGTCCTGGCGGCGACGCAGGAGATCGCCTCGGCGCTGCGCAAGGCGGGCGGATCCGGGGTGCTGCACTCGGTGATGGTGCTGGACAAGGACGACCAGGGCGAAGCCCTGGACTTGGTGTTTCTGAACGCGAACGGGTCCATTGGCACGGAGAACGCGGCTGTCAGCGTGACCGACGCAGTGGCGGACACCATCATCGGCGTGGTCGAAGTGGCGGCCGGCGACTATGTGGATCTGGTGAATTCGCAGATTGCGTGCAAGACGAACCTGGGCATTGTGCTGGAAGTGGCGTCGGGTACGAGCCTGTACGTGGCGGCGATCAGCCGCGGGACGGGCACCTACACAGCGGCGGGGATCACGCTCAAAGTCGGCATCATCCAGGATTGAGGACGATGGGCATGATTCCTCGATCCAGACTGAGCGTGTTGACGGCGCCTGGCGCCGGCGATCTGTACGCGGCGAAGGTTTTGGCGACTTCTGCGGCGAATCTACTGGCGTACTGGCCGTTTTCTGAGGGATCCGGGGTAGTTGCCGGGGATTTGTCGGGCAATTCGAGGGATGGGCAGTACGACAACGGCTGCCTTCTCGGTCAGCCGGGCATCGGGGACGGCAGGACCTGCCCGTGGTTCGATGGCGTCAACGACCGGGTGACGCTGTACTCAGCGAGTTTGGGGTCGGCGTGGAGCTTTGCTGAATTCAGCATGGCGCTGTGGATGCGGATGAACTCGGCGGCGGTGTGGACGGACAGCACGAACCGGTCCGGGATCTCGTTCACGGCGGCGGCCGGGGAGTATTTCTACATCAGCAGGGCCCCACAAAACAACGGCTTGACGTGGTACTTGCGATTGAATGGCGTGGATGCGGCGACAAACACGTACATCGGCGGGGACGTGGGCGGCGATTGGTTCCACCTGGGGTTCACCAGCAAGTCGGGCGGGAACGCGTACCGCTACGTGAACGGGGCGGAGAGCACGCACAAGACGGGCGTGGCGGTGCCGGCAGGCGGGGCGCTGTCGTCGGCCTATGCCAGCGGCCAGGCTAACACTTGGGATGGCTGGATCGGTCATGTAGTGGTGTGGGATGTGCAGTTGACGGCGGCACAGATGGCCGCACTGGCGGGGGTGTCATGAGCGACGAATACCCCTACTGCGAGTTCTGCGGCGCTGGCG